TCAGCAAGAATTTCTTTATCGTGCTGAATATGGTCTTCAATTGTTTTCATTGTGTTTTCCTCCGTACAGTATGTACACTATTATTTATTACCGTGTTTTGATGGTTCTATATCAGTTCCATATGAATCTCTAAACAATCTTAACGTAGTAAATCCATTTCCACTCGTTCCTCCAACAACAAAGTTAAAAGTATGTGTTACTTCCTTAACAAGGTAAATACCACTTGACTCTGTATCGTATGGTTTTTGTTTTTTAAGTGTATCTGACAATTTACTCTGTAAAAGTAGATCAATCTTATCTCCCGCACAAATAAGTGGGTTAACTGGGATTTTTAATATACCTTCTTGATTTCTAAGTAAATCCATTCTAGCAAATGACTGTGCAGCATAGTATTTTGTCCAATCTGCATACTCTGTAGGTTTTTCTACATTTGGGTCATCTGGATCTCCTACTTCCGATTGATCATACCATGTCTCAGGATCTAATACAGCTGACATAATTCTACCAGTGCTTTCAGATAATGCATCAGTATTTCCTGGTATCAAAGAAATTGTAGATTGTCCCCCTAAGTGTGCCATATTATCATAACTGTCTTTAATCTTATAAACATACTCATCATATGCACCAGTGCTTTGATTAAAAAATATCATTTTTGTAGAATATTTTCCAAGTCTTAATCCTGACATAATATCAATTTCAGAAATAAATTGGAACGCTGTTATATTAAATCTTGCATCTTTTATAGTATCAATGTTTGATATGGTTTCTACATAAGGACCCCATGATTCTGACTTTAATTTTGGTGCAGAAAATACTTTTTCTTTTGATGTATCACATATAGCGTCAACTGAAAAAAGATTATATCCCCTTTGTGTTTCCCAAAAAAGAAAACCAGCACTACCTTTTATCACTTTTTCATCAGATTTAGATGACTCAGTGCTTGCTGTTGATTGTCCGTAGTTTGTCTTAGGTGATACTGCTTTTTTTATAAGTTGTGCAATTATATCAAACGGTCTTTTATTGCCAGGTACCATTCTTATTTTAAATCTTGATGGTTCAGAAAATATTTCTTTACTTGTTAATATTTTTTCTCTTAACAATTTAATAGTTAAAGATTCTGGATTTCCATCTAATGGATCTTGTACTTTAATAGTTTCATTTATCAAAGCTTCTTCAGAAGTCATTAAAAGAGTATAAACTTGTTTTTTGCCATCTACAATTCTAGTAGTAACTTTGTAAATTCTCGCAGTATAAACTAAAGGATTTTTAGAAAAAGAATGATTGATAGAAAATTCAATCTCTTCACCACCCTCTATAGGAAAAGTATTGAGAAAATCTTTAGAGTCACTAATCATTATAGATGCTGTACAGGCAGGAGAACAAATACTTTCCATCCAATCATAACTAATAATCATGTCAGTACTAATAGCTATTTCCTTGGTAACTGTCTTGTTTTTACCTAGTTTTCTAACAATACACCTTTCTAGTGATATTTGATTTGGATGTTGAGTTGACATTACTTAGATGCAATAGAGTATTGTTCTACAAATTTTGAGAAATCAGCACTGTAACCTTGTCCGAGAGTTTCATTGCCACTATTATCACCACCGCCATTACCAGTATAATTGTTGTAAGTGTTATTAATAACAGTTGCTGAAGCCATACCACCGTTATTTGCTAAGTTTGATGTGTCTATACCTAAACTATTAAGATATTCAGTATTTCCAGTAAGTGTTCCATCGCCAAGTGCTGTTGGTTTCATTAATGCGGCTAATATCGCTGCTTTTGGATTCATTAGTAATCCCGCACCTCTTAAAATACTTTGTCTAATCAAAGGTGTAGGACCTGTCTGAAATCCACCCGCTATTTCGTTACCTGGTTTTCCAGTTAAAAAGTTTTTGACTGTGCCATAACCTGGCATTCCTCTAAATGGATTCCACATACCTTTACCAGGACCTTTGGTTCTTTGTCGTTGCATCCAATCATCTGCAAATAAATCTTTCCAACTCATTGCACTTTCATTAGGTTTCGCTCCCTTGTTAAACCAATTTATTATTCCACCGAAAGGATTTTTTATATTATTTACAACATTTTTTGTATTATCAAACAATCCTTTAAAGAATCCAGATGCACCTAATGTATTAATTCCTCTTTCTACTCCACTTGCTTGTAATGCAATATAATCTCCTCTTTTCTGTTTAAATCCATCAACTATACCCTTACCCATATCAACAAATCTATCCTCGTTATCACGTTCAACTACAATTGATTCTGGGTTACCTGGTTCATTAAAACTCGCAACTGGCATACCATTAACACTAAGAAGAGAATTTGCACCAAACCCACTCATTCTACCACCAGTTCTCATAGAAATTGCTCCCAAATCTCTAGCAAGTAAGAATCCATCTATTCCCATACCAAGTCCAGTAGTTGCAGGATTCAATCCTAACACACCAGAAGTTATCTCTAAACCAGCACCAAGAAGATCTCCTTGTAATGCACGTTGTATTCCAAAAACTATTCCAAGTCCTAAACCAATACCTGGTATTGCTTTTAAAAATCTTCTAATTCCAACTTTAGCTGAACCTTTCCCAAATAATTTACCCACAGCAGTATTACTTAATACATCATCACCATATTTCATTATTAAATCATCAGCAACATTATTGCCCATTTTTTCTCTAAGTTCTTTAATAATTTTCGTGCTACTCATTCCTGCATCTGTCATATCACCAACTCTTGCCATCAATACTGCTTTTTCTAAACTCTCATATGTCATGTTATCATAATGTTTTGCCAATGAATCAGCAATAGCATCGTTTCTCAATACATTTTCACCTAAATCATTCAAATTCATGGCATCAGTAACACCAAATAATCCAAGTTTCATAAACTGATCAGCATTTTTTTCACCATATTTTTTAACTACCATTCGATAAACATCGTCATAATCTCCCATGTCGGCAAGAGCACGTTCATAACCAATATTGCCACCCAAAGGATTCTTCTCAAACATATTTCTGAGTGTATTATTTTCTCTTATGTTGCCAAGTGCGTTTTGCATTGATTCTGCTATAGCATCAGGATTTTTGCCGAATTGCCTAGCTATCACATCAGCTTCTAACATTCCTTTCACATAAGAATCAGAAGTTGTGTACAAATCTCCAAATTTTTTGGCAGCTGTTGCTGCAGCATCCGCATACTTAGGATTTTTTGTACCTCCACTAACGATATCCATAATAGCAGATGTCTGATCTCCTCCAAGACCAAACATTTTTGCTGCTGCTTGAGCTATATTACTGGGATTCTTTGCTGCAACTGAAGCAATATCAATGTTATATTTTTTGTAAAGACTATTACTTCCTACCATACCAACAATATCACCAGTGGATAGTGCTTTATAAGTAGATGCTCCTTTAAGACCACCACTAACCATATTTTTACCAGCACTAATTGACTGACCAAATAACTCTCCTCCTGCTGACGCAAAAGAACCTAGTGATAAAAAACCAGCACTACCAATACCAGGACCACCACTTTTACGACCACCAGCACCGCCACCAGCACCTCCACCACCTGGTGTAACATTGATCATTCCACGACCAGCACCACCACCGCCACTAAGTCTAATTCCTCTTCTACCACCGCCAAATCCACGACCTTCTATAGATCTTTCTTCTCTCATTGCTGATGCTCTTCCAGATTTTGCTTTTTGTTGAGACATAAACATCTGGAAAAGATAACCATTAAACATGATTGCCTTTGCCATATCAGCTTGTGTATTTGCAAGACCGTCCATAGTCGAGTCTTGTCTTGATATTGCTGACGCTACTTGTACTAATCCTCCTTGTACACCACGAAGTCCAGTAACAATTGCGTTTGATAACGGTGCAGTATCTGTTATATTTGATACTTCATTAGTTACATTATAATCAAATCCACCACGAAATCTTTGTTTATAGGAAGCAGCAGGATTAGTACCAGGTCCTGACGCACCCATTCTGCCCCTAGTTCTTGAAATTCTATCTCCACCAAATCTATTTCCTAATGCTCTCCCAAAAAAATATCCTTTACCTATTCCTGCTTCTTCTAATGATGTTCCTCCTGCCTCTGCCATTCCTGCTGCATAGGCACGCTCCTCTGACGCCATATTAGAAGCTTCTTTTAAACGTCTTCCAATTTGGTTTGCTATGATACTTGAGTAATCTTTATTACCTCTTGTATCAGTATAACCTACGGTTCCACTTGCCATTATTGTTGTTTTTGTTGTTCTTGTTTAACTTGTTCTAGATATTGCGTTAAGAGAGAAACATAAACTTGTCTCTCAAATGGCATCATATTCTCAATTTCACTCAAATTGTATTTATGGTGCTGCATCAAAGCAAAGTTAGTCTTGTAATACCCCTCTAGCGTATTATGAAAGAGGGCTATCCGAAAAAAGATGATAATCCAGATATCGTATATTCAGATTCAACATCAGTTTTAGGATTAGTGACCTTAAACTTATGTTCTAGTTTAGGTGATGTTTCAAAAAATTTCTGAAGTTTTTCCATCTGTGCATTAGTCAAACTTTCCACAAATTGCTTAAATTCCTTAGGAGTAGTGGTAGATTCATCAAATACCTCCTCTCCTTGGAATATCTGGTCTATACTTTCTGCGATTATATCCAAAACAGTATCTTCATTAACTTCTTTATTTGCAAACTGTGCATCTACAAATCTATTAAATGATGGATACTTCATTATAACACCAGTGGTGTCAGTTAGCATAATTTTATTACTATGTTTCTTAGGAAAATTAACTTTAACATCTGTGAGATTTAGATTATATCTAACATTTGTTTTTTCATCATCCTGACAAGTAACGTTAATTTCAACAATTTCACCAACTGATACAGCACGAATATTAAGGAAAATATACTCCAAATCAAAAGTTGCTAAATTTTCAAGTTTTATTCTTGATGATATGCAACCTTTTAACAAGGTTTGTACAGCGTTTCTAATATTCTCGTCACTTCCACTTTCTAATGCCATTAGTAGCACTTTCTCTTCTTTTACAAGAAATGGGCGAAATTTTATCTTTTTCTTTGTTGATGGAACTTCCAACTCATAAGTTGGTAAATCCATTGTTGGCAATGCCATAATATCTACTCCAAGGTCATATTTATATTTAGCGACTTTTTCAAATAAAAAATAGCGGGAAATTTTTTCCCGCTTTTATGGAATTGAAAAGTCAATTTTGCTACGCAACACGAATATCGTTTTGAATATCATTGTAAGGAAGTTCTTTTTGCTTTTTAGGATCTCTAGGGAAAGCGGTTGGATCATGATAAACAACACGGTGCTTACTATAGTAGAACTGTGCAGTTACTTTTGTTATCGCTGCTGATCCAAACTGTAGAGGAACTGCATCAATAGCAAACGGCCATGCTCTCTCCATTACATATGTTACTGATGTTCTTAATCCATCATTATACTGAGGACCTCGTTCTGTCTTTGTAACATAAATGTTTCTACAATAATCATCAGGGTAATTTAATTGAACAGTTCTATTAGATTCTCTTACGATTGTTCTATGCTCTGCAGGATCATTCTTAGTAATTACATCCTCGGTATCGTATGATCCAACTGCAACTTCAGCTCCCGAAGCATATTCTGGAAATATAGCACCATACCATTGATTTAAAAATCTTAATGCTGTCATAGAAGCATCACACTGAAATCCTAATTGCATCTCAGTAAATATTCTAGTATGTGGGTAATTTATTTCACCCTCACCCATATATCTACCTTTCAATGTTCCAGTTGCTGCATTGATATTTGGTAACTGTGCTTCATCACAGTAAAACTCAAATAAGTCACCAGTTCCTGGCACATCAAACTTGACTAGGAAAGAATTGCTCAACGACATTCCGCCGTTAGCATTCATTGTACTTAAAAATCTATCTATTGACACGCTAAATACCTATGTTGGTACAATTATATTTATGGCGTATTCTGGGATTTATAAACCTATCAATCCCAAAAAGTATCGTGGCAACCCAACTAGAGTTATCTACAGGTCACTTTGGGAACGGAAATTCATGGTGTTCTGTGATAATAACCCCTCAATATTAGAGTGGGGGTCAGAAGAGGTTATCATACCATACAGAGCACCTGATGGTAAAGTGAGACGCTATTTTCCTGATTTCTATATAAAAGTCCGTGAAAAGACTGGGAAAATAACTAAGTATATAATAGAGGTTAAACCTAAAAAACAAACACAACCACCGAATGAGAAAAATAAAAAAACTGCTGCCTATCGTAATGCTGCATTAACGTACGCAAAGAACCAAACTAAATGGTCTGCTGCTCGTGAGTATTGTGAAGACAGGCAGATGAACTTCTTAATACTAACCGAGGATCATTTAGGAGTATGAACAAATGGCAACAGGATTCGCTGCTATCCAGCGTAACACAATCTCCTCCACGTCTGGATATAAAACACTGTTTGAAAAAATAACAGAAAAAACAAAGGGAGAAAAGAAAACATTTTCATGGTATCGCTCTGCTGTAAAATCAGAAGCGAGTAGTTACAATAAAAATTTTAACAGATATATTTTAAATGAAAAGAGTGATGATGTAGGTGCTGTACAGGATCAGGACGAGAATGAACTCCGTAGATTTCCTGTGCAGGGTCATCTTTACATGTTTGAATACAAAGCAAAGATGAGACACTTAAAATATTATGACAAGTTTCCTTTAGTATATGTCATACAAGCAAATAAAAAAGGAGAGTTTTGGGGTGCAAACCTACATTACATGACGCCAAAGAGAAGAATCATGGCGACAAGAAAGTTAATGGAGGGTAGAATTGACATTCCTAAGGTCTGCTTCCATAAATACCTTCAGTCTCAGGTAGATGGTCTAATGATTGACCTTGCTATTACCGAATGGGATACCGCAATTCTTTTACCGACTGAAGAATTTGTCAAGAATGCAGGAAAACTTTCATTCCCTGTTGATAAGGAAGAGGTTTGGAGTGATACCAAAGACACTTTCTACGACAAGATCAGAGGACAAAGACTTGTAAAAGGATATGGAACAAAGCAATCTAAGGAGATGGCAATCTAATGAGTTATGTAGATACTACAGCTGAAAATGGAGTAAACATTTGGTCAGGTGAGATTGATAATGTACGTGTGCCACGAATTAGAGAAAAAAATGGAATCTTAGTTGGAATAGGACCTAATGGTAGTAAGGGTGAGTACATTAATCAAATAGCATTTAGAAAAAGTACTGGTACATTTTATAAATGGGATGGTACTAATTGGGTAACAGTAAGTGATGTCGTAAATTACACTGAAGCAACAAAATTATTCAGACAACGAGATGAATTTAAAGAAGCAAATGAGAGTAATGTAAATGAAAATATTGAGAAAGAAAAAGTAAGACTATCAGCATATAAAACAGCAATAAATCCTGTAGGATTTACATCTTGTAGATACCCAGATAATATAGCTACCTCTGATAATTCAGACTTTGTTTTGTTTGACTTCTTTGATTATCAACCTCCGTTTAAAGACAACCAAGTATTTGGTGATGAATTACCTGATGCATTAAAGGTGTCAGACGGTAATGTTCCAAGGAATTTTGTTAACGAAACATTACCACAATATCTTAGGTCAGGTCAGTCAGCAGATCTTTACAAACGTGATACATCAGGAAGATATCCTCAAATTATGTTGTACATGCCAGATGATATAACTGACACATTGAAAGCAGAATGGGAGGGAAAATCATTTGGATCAACTACTGCTGGTATCTTAAGTGCTGCTGCTGCCGAAGGAACCATTGAAAAATTAAAAGGTGCAATGAATACAGGTACTAAGTCACTTCAGAAAGCACCAGTTGAATTAGCAGCATCTTTAGTTACTAACTTAGCAAAAGGAATTACAGGAGATCAAATAAACACAGGAGATATTTTTGGTGGTATCTCTGGAGCAATTAGAAATCCAAATGTGGAAGTACTATTTCAAAAAATGAATCTTAGAACATTTGATCTAAGTTTTAAATTAGTACCATACAATGCCAAAGAAGCAAAAACAATTAAAAAAATTATTAATGTCTTTAAGAAGAGTATGTTACCAACATATGAATTAGGAGATTATGCTGTATTGGGAACTAAAGGAAAAGATAACAGAGCAGTAGAAGCATCATTCATTAGAGTTCCTAAAGTATGTAAAGTTACATACATGAGAGGAAGCAATCAACATCCAGACTTACCGACATATAAGATGTGTGCCATAACTGATGTTGCAATTAGCTATACACCTGATGGAAACTATGCTGTTTATTATGATGGTACTCCTGTTGCTTATGAACTAAAGGTAAGTTTCATGGAAACAAAACTTCTATTCTCTGACGAAATAGATACAGGACCAGATATGAATACAGCACCACCAGGTCAAGAGTATGGTGCTATGAGAAGTGATGTTAGATTGAAAGAGAACATCACTAAGGTAGGAAACTCACCATCTGGTATCAATATCTACGAATGGAATTACATAGGTAACACACAAAGATATCGTGGTGTTATGGCACAAGAGATACTTGAAAGACATCCAGAAGCTGTTGCATTACAACCAGATGGATACTTAAGTGTTTATTATGGAAAGATAGATGTAAACATGGAGATGGTAAAGTAAATGTATT